CCCTGACAGGCAATCTCGTGTAACTTTTGGCGGTCCTCAAAATGAGGACTAGGAGAATATAATGGCGAATATTAATGGAAGTTTTGGCCTACGTCCGATAAGTAAATTGGGCGGCGGTTCTAATTCCACTGGTCTTACAGGCTATACTCCTTATGAAATTGCTAGTAACAACTCTGATTCAATCTACCACGGACAATTGGTTATTCCTCTTGCTTCTGGGTACATTGACCACACAGCTAACGCTGCTGGTGGAACAGTAAGTCATCTAGGAGTTTTTCAAGGATGTCAATATGTCTCAAGCACCACTGGAAAAACAGTGTGGAGTAACTACTGGCCCGGATCTGGGGCAGATAGTAATCATCCCGTTCAAGCATTTATAAATGACGATCCTAGTCAGTTATATTTAATTGCAACGGATGCCTCTTGGACAAGTAAGGCAACTGCTCGCGCAAGTGTCTTTTTAAACGCAAGTCTTTCTACGGGTATCACAGGTACTGACGCTACTGGCCTTTCATTAGGTCGTCTAGCTATCAGCACTCTTGCTACAACTAACTCACTCACATTGCGTGTTATGGGTTGGGTTGATGATTCTGATAACCAAGACTTTGCATCTGCCGGAATCGGCGCAATCGTACGTATAAACAACCCTTTCAATGCGCCTACGGGTTCCATTGCAGCGGGCACTGTTTCTACAACTGGCGTATAAGGAGTATATGAGAAATGGCTATAAGTAGAGCACAACTAGCTAAAGAGCTAGAGCCTGGCCTCAATGCCTTATTCGGTATGGAGTACGCCAGATACGATCAAGAAGACAAAGAAATCTATGACACTGAATCTTCAGAACGAGCTTTTGAAGAAGAAGTAATGCTAGCAGGATTTGGTTCCGCGCCGGTTAAGTCAGAAGGTTCTGCTGTGTCTTTTGATGACGCGCAAGAAGCATATACCGCAAGGTATACACATGAGACTATCGCTCTTGCTTTTTCAATAACAGAAGAAGCAATTGAAGATAATCTTTATGATCGTCTTGCATCACGTTATACTAAAGCGTTAGCGCGCAGTATGGCTCACACCAAACAGGTGAAAGCTGCTGCAACCCTAAACAACGCTTTTGATAGCACCTTCGCAGGTGGTGACGGCAAAGAGCTGTGCGCTACTGATCACCCTTTGGTGACCGGTAACACACTTCGCAATGAGCCAAGCACTGCTGCTGACCTAAACGAAACGAGCTTAGAGAACTCACTTATTGACATTGCAGGATTTGTCGATGAGAGAGGTTTGAAAGTCTCTGTTCGTGGATTAAAGTTGATTGTCCCATCTGCATTGCAGTTTGTTGCGGATCGTCTTCTTGAGTCTACACTTCGTCCAGGTTCATCAGATAACGACGTAAATGCTACTCGAAATATGGGTATGCTTCCGCAAGGATACGTTGTTAACCATTACTTGACGGACACTGATGCGTTCTTCATAAAAACAGATGCTCCTAGAGGATTTGTTCACTTTGAACGTATGGGTATGTCTACCAAGATGGAAGGTGACTTTGATACAGGCAATGTTAGATTTAAAGCTCGTGAGCGTTACAGCTACGGGTACTCAGATCCACGTTGCATATACGGTTCCCCTGGAGCTGCATAATACTTTTAAAGTATATGAGAGGGGGCCTTGTGCCTCCTTTCTTTTTTGTGTACCCTCAAGGTTACCTAGGATTTTTTTAACTATAACGACTGCCCTAGCAGACACTTATTATGACGTTATAGTGAAACCTTAATAAGGAGGTACGCCAAATGGCTTCAACTTTTAACGGACCGATTCGTTCAGAAAACGGTTTTGAGCAGATTTCAATAGCCGATGTAACAGGTGTTGTAACTACTAACTTTGATATAGATGCAAGCGGTAATATAGACTCAAGTGGTAGTATTGCCACCAGCAGCACACTTACTGCTAGACGCTCTGTTAACACAGATTTCAACGCGGCAGGGGCAAAAACAGATACCCTAACGGCGGCTCAATCAGGAACTTTGTTTTTGATTAACGGTGCGGCAGCAAATATTGTTAACCTTCCAGCGTTGTCTACAGGCAATGTAGGTGTGACGTATGAGTTTCAACTTACTGTAGCTGTTGGTGGAAGTGTAACAACCACATTTGTACTGCCGGGTAGTGCAGTGTCTAATTTCCAAGGTATGCTGTCGCTTGTGGCGGGTACTGCGGCTAACGCTGTTAGCGATGTTGCTGGCGATACATTGACTTTGCCAAACTCAACAGTAGCTAATGCACGAATCTCGATGACATGCGTTGCTGATGACGGAACTAACTCCACTTGGATGGCAACAGCCCTATCCACTCCTATTGCTACAATAAGTTAATTTATAGGACGGGGGTTTAATCGCCCCTAATTACAGGAGATTAAAATGGCAGGATCAGATGTAAGTGCAGTCATCGTCAGCGACGAGGTTGCTTTAGACGCAGACGGTATATCGGTAGCCACATCTGTTGGCAATAATGCGGCACTAGTTATTGGTGGCGCATTGGCTGATGGAGGTAGTGTTACCAACGCTTCTGGCAGACAAGTAACCATTCTATCCGCAGGAAATGATTCTTCAAAATCCTTTACAATAGTGGGGACTGACGTAAATGGCGATACTTTAACCGAAGCACTTACTGGCGCTAACGCCGGTACAGCTACAAGTTCTGGTTATTTTAAAACCATTGCGAGCATAACGGCTGTTGGAAACCCTGCTGGAAATGTGTCTGCGGGTATTAATGCCAATGCGGCGGATGTAATTTTTGCAGGGCGCACTCGACTCAAAGGATTTTCTTTTGTCTCTGGTGGAACCGCAGGAAAAGCAAACATAAGAAACGGTAGTGTTACGGGAACCGAAGTTGTTCAGTTTCGTTCCATTGGAACAGACGACTCTTCGGAAGATCCTTTTATACCAGATGAAGGGCTTTTGTTTAAAGACGGTTGTTTTGTTACTTTTGTTGTTCCGCAATTTGATTTGATGATGTTCTATCACGCATAACTGTTTTTAAGGAGACAACAATGGCAACTTCTGGTTCGGTTGATTTTAATTTAGACATGGCCGAAATTACAGAGGAAGCTTTTGAGCGTTGTGGCTTAGAGCTTAGAACTGGTTATGATTCTAGAACTGCTCGAAGATCTATTAATCTTTTGTTTGCTGATTGGGCAAACAGAGGTCTTAATCTTTGGACGGTAGAACAAGTTACGCAATCTTTAGCTAATTACTCTACGTCTTCAGCAGTTGCAGCGTATCCGTTAGGAACGATTACGGCCACTGTTGGAGCATCAACTAATTTATTAGTGGGCAGAGCTATAACTGGGTCTTCTAGCGGAACAACCGCTACTGTTATATCCAAACCTAGTTCAACAACTATAACTATTACAGTTCCTTCCGGGTCTTTTACTGCCGGAGAAACTATTACAAGTAGCGCAAGCGATGAGTCTGGAGTAGCTACAACGATAGCTTCAAATCCAAGTTTAGCTAACTGCCAGGCTAGTGTAGATATGCTAGAAGCAGTAGTTCGTAGGGATGGTTCTGATATAAGCATTACTCGCATCAATCGACAAGACTACTTAACAATACCCGACAAAACCACTCAAGGAAGGCCCACTCAGTTTTATATAGACAGGCAGATAACGCCAACGGTAACCGTTTGGCCAGCTCCAGAAAACTCTACTGATCAATTAATTTATTACAGGATTAAACGAATAGAAGACGCTGATTCTGCAAATAACAATGCCGAAGTTCCCTTTAGGTTTTTGCCTTGCTTAATAGCAGGGCTGTCTTATTACATTGCAATTAAAAAAGCCCCGGACCGTGTTCCGATGCTAAAAGCTATGTACGACGAAGAATTTCAAAGAGCCGCATCGGAAGATGCAGAAAGAACCCCTTTACGGCTTGTCCCATCACATTCTTATGTAAGGATTTGATATGGCTAGATTTGCTTCTGGAAAACGTGCTTTAGGAATTTCTGATAGATCGGGTCGAGCTTACAAGATTATTGATATGATCATGGAGTGGAACGGTCTTTTTGTAGGAAAAGACGAGTATGAGTCAAAACAACCTCAACTAAGCCCAAGACCTGTAAAAGCAGACCCTCAAGCTTTAAAAATAAGCCGCCCAGCTAGAACTGAACCTGCTGTTGAAGTTTTGCTTTCTTTTAACCCATTTACTTCTGGAGATAGCGGGTCGGCAACTATCACAGTAAGAGAGCCAGGACATGGTAGGAGCACAGGAGACACAGTAACTTTTAGGTCCTGTGAGGCTTTTGATGGGTTTACTGAAAGCGTATTGGAAACAGCGGCTGGTTTTGCTATTACTAAAGTAGACGCAGACAACTACACATTTACTGCCAGTAGCGGAACAGCTACTAGTGGCAATACAAAGGGAGGCGGTGGTTTTGCTTCCGCAGGTCCCGTAACAGTGAGTGCATGATATGGCTTTTACATTTACAACATTAAAGACGGCAATACAAGATTACACACAAAACACGGAAACGACGTTTGTTAATCAATTACCAACATTTATCCAAAACGCTGAAGAGCGCATATTAAAAGAAGCCCAACTGGATTATTTTCGTAAAAACTCTACCGGAGTAATTACTTCTGGAAATAAGTTTTTATCTAAACCAGATGACTTTTTAGCACCTTTTTCATTAAGTGCTGTTAACAGCTCAAACAATGACTTTTTGTTATACAAGCACGTTACGTTTTTACAGGATTACACACCGAACCCGGCTACTACAGGTACTCCTCAGTACTATGCTGATTTTGATGATACAACTTTTTTAATAGCCCCTACTCCAGATCAAGGATATTCCGCAGAACTGCATTATTTCTATCGGCCTCAATCTATCACTGCAACAAGCGATGGAACAAGCTGGTTAGGTACAAATGCTACTCTAGCAATGCTTTACGGCTCTTTAGTTGAGGCATATACTTTTATGAAAGGAGAGCAAGATTTATTGACTCTATATAATGGAAGGTTTACCGAAGCTCTGCAATTTTTGAAAAACTTGAGTGAGGGCAGGAATTCTAGGGATGAGTACCGATATGACTCATTAAGAAGAGATGTTTCGTAATTATGGCTATAACAGAAGCAATGTGTACATCATTTAAACAAGAAGTGCTTGAAGGGGTGCATAATTTTAAAGCATCTGGAGGCCACACGTTTAAAATAGCTTTGTATACATCGAGCGCAAGTTTAGATGCTACAACTACAGTTTACGCTACATCAAACGAAGTAAGCGGAACAAACTATGATTCTGGGGGGTTTACTCTTACAAACAAAAGCCCAGAAACAACAGGAACTACGGCTGTTTGTAGCTTTGAAGATGCTTTTTGGAATTCGTCAAGCATAACTGCTCGTGGAGCGCTGATATATAATTCATCTCAAAGTAACAGAGCCGTTTGCGTGTTAGACTTTGGTATTGATAAAACCAGTAACCCTGATTTTAGAATAGATTTTCCGGCTGAAACAGCAACCGGCGCATTAATAAGGTTTGCATAATGGCTAACACAACATATAGCGGCTGGAGTAGAGGGCAATATTTTTCTGGTCCATACGGGCAACCGGTTGTAGATGAATTTAAAGTTACTGGTGTTCAAGCTACTGGTCAAATAGGCTCGGTCAATACATGGCTTCCTATTGATGATGCACAGACACCTAGCTGGAACGCGATAACTGACTCACAAACACCTAGCTGGGCTCAAGTAAATACAGCGCAAACACCTAACTGGAATGATATAGCGGCTTAAAGGATAGGCAAATGGCAAGCACATATGTAAATGATCTTCGATTAGAAGAAATAGGCACAGGAGATCAAAGCGGCTCCTGGGGTACAACAACTAATACAAATTTAGAGCTGATATCTGAAGCTTTTAGCTATGGATCTGAGGCAATCGCTGATGCGTCAACGCATACCATAACACTTGCTGACGGAGCTTCTGATGAAGCCCGGAGTTTTTATTTAAAATGCACTGGCGGTGGACAAGCATGTACAGTAACTATTGCCCCAAACACGCTTTCAAAGGTTTGGATAATTGAAAATGCAACAAGCTATACACTTACTTTTTCTCAAGGAACCGGAGCAAATGTTGCCGTTTTAGCAAGCCAGGTAAAGATGATTGCTACTGATGGAGCAGGTGGTGGCGCGGTAGTTTATGATTTATTAACTGATGTTAACTTAGCTGGCACAACAGTTTACAACGCTTTGAATGACGGGACTACTACTTTAACCAGTACGGTTGCAGAGCTAAATATATTAGACGGCGTTACAGCCACAGCAGCAGAGCTAAATATATTAGACGGCGTCACAGCTACCGCCGCAGAGTTAAATATATTAGACGGCGTCACTTCTACAGCGGCAGAGTTAAATATCCTCGATGGTGTAACCAGCACTACCGCAGAGTTAAACATATTAGACGGTGTGACCAGCACAACAGCAGAACTTAATATCCTCGATGGTGTGACCAGCACAGCGGCAGAACTCAACCTCCTTGATGGCGTAACTAGCACAACAGCAGAACTCAATATATTAGACGGTGTAACCAGCACAGCGGCAGAGATTAACCTGGTCGATGGTATTACAGCAGGGACTATTGCAGCGTCTAAAGCGGTTATTGTAGACAGCAACAAAGACATTACAGGGTATAGGAATCTTACCTCCACAGGCACTATTACTGCGGCTACCAACGTAACGGTTAGCTCTGACATACGCCTTAAATCAAACATTGAAACCATTGATAGCGCGTTAGATAAAGTAAAAGAAATGCGTGGCGTATACTTTGATAGGCACGACGACGAAGCAACCCGCGCCGTAGGTGTTATTGCACAAGAGATGCAAGAAGTTATGCCTGAAGTAGTGGTTACAGATGACACAGAAGATAAACACTTATCGGTGGCTTATGGTAATTTAGTAGGCGTATTGATTGAAGCAGTTAAAGAGTTATCGGATAAAGTAGAAGAATTAGAGGATAGATAATGGCGGTCACAAGTTCAGCTCCTATCAGCATAACAGACCTTGTTACTGAGTTTGGCGGAAGTACTCCGCATGCTTTAACGGAATACTACCGGGGCGGCAGCCTTGTTCCAAACACAACCACCAATGCAAGTGTGCCTACTAGTGGTGCTATATCGCTGACTGATTTTTTTGGGTCTAGTAGTGTTACTGCTTGGTCTACTACTATGACTGTTGGTGGGATTACTGGGAAAATAGCAGAAGCTGGCTACGGCTCTGCTGGAGGAAATCAAAATGTAACGCCTACGTACGGTTCGCTAAGTGATAACACTATTGATATTTTAGGAGGAGCATTTCTTAGGCAGGTTAAATACGCTGTTGGTAAAATATTTATTGAAATTGACGGAGGATCAACTTCTTGGTCAACATGTGTGGTTAATGGCGTTACTTTTACTAGAACAAGCATGACTAAAGACGTAGATCAGTGGACGCAAACCGCAACCAGCAACTTACCCGCGTTCGGCAACACTGTTACTGTTACTTTTAACCTATAGAGAAAATATAGATGAGTTATACATGCACAAAGGTAAATTCTGTAAGCTCTGAAGTTGCCGAATCATTCTGGGGGGCTGGGCAACCTTACTATATAACTGAAGGGACAATGCCAAAATACGAAGGAAGTGAAGCGCCTAACTACAATTACTACAATACTATTTTAACAACTGGTGAAACAGCCGACTGGCTTTATGTGTGTTCGTTAAATGATTACCCTGTTGTAATAATTCCAGCCGATGATAACGGGAATAAAATAGTTGCAAAAGGGTTTGTCGTTCGTCCTGACGCTACTAATTCTAGGACATTTCTTTTTGCTGAAAATGGCTTTTGGCATCCGTTTGTAAACCTTTGTAAAGAAGAAGGGTATACTGGAATACAAGCAGAGGTTATAAATGGCAAAAGTTTATATAAATATTTAAAGTTTTCTTGTGCAAACGGGTTAATGCCAGCTAGTCTTACTGACGAACCTTACGATGCTTCTAACAGTTACCTTTCTATGCTTGCTGAAAACCACCCAGAATTTCGCTGGATTACTTGGACTTTTAACGAGTAAAGGCAAAGGATAGATAAATGGCAAGTTCGTATACAGGCAACTCTGGGATAGAGAAACCCGCAGAAGGTGA